AATTTCTCTAGATAATACTTTAAATAATTCTAATGTTAGTTCTGCATCTTTCTCTGCATAAGAACCTACATACATTGCAGGTAGTTTATACATTTCTTTCTTAGGATCTATACCCCAAGACTCTGCAGCTTCTTTCAAAGCTTTCTCATTCTTTACTTCACCAAGATAATCAAATGATACACTGTTTAGTGAATACCATAATCTATTCTCATCAATCAGTGAGGCCATAACCATTGTATCTATAATGTGACCATTGATAGGTATGCCGTATGATTTAATCCAACATACATCATACATTGCATTATGAAATATTTTTACAGCATCTGTTGCACAAACTTTCTTGAACCATTCTAAAACAATTCTTTTATCCATATTACCACCACCTTCGTGTGCAATCGGATAATAACCTGACCATCCTTCTACAGCTACAGCAATACCTACAATCTCACCATGACCTTGTATGGCACCAGATCCTTTTGCTTTAAGATCAGGATCTTTTGTTTCTAAGTCGATCGCTATAAATTTTGCGTCAGATAAATTTGGAAAGTCTTCTGGACAATCCCATTCAGTTTGTACTGCAAACATTATTTCTTTTTCCTTTTCTTATCTTTTAACTTCTTTTTCTCTAATTCGCAATAGTGAATTATTTTATCTAAGTCTTCTATTCCGTTTTTGTACATGTATCTACAAACATACTTCACAACACATCCCTGGAAAAACGAAAGATTATTTTTTGAAATAAATTCGTACGGCTGAATGTCAAAATACATATAGTGACTTCCTCCTACCTGGATATTCTGTGGCTTATCCTTAGCCATAAGTTCTTTAAACATTTTTACATCTGTCATATTATTGGTGCTCCTATGTTATATTGATATTCATAATCTTGATTGGTTATGAACAGTTTTTCTTTTGCTCTTGTTATACCTACAAAAAATGTACGGTGTTCTGGGTCTGCATCTTTTTGTGCTGAGTCATATATGATTCTTTCTAAATCAGTAAACAAAACAACGTTATCACATTCCTCACCTTTTACACTATGTATCGTAGATAATTTTATTCTCGCAGGTTTCATTAGATCATCACCGTTCTTTAGAATGGTTCTAATGTACATCTTACTTGACTCTGGAAAGTTTAATATTTCCCAGCTCCCCGCTGCTCGCAACCCGTATTCAGCTCTTAGTCCATCCATATTAATCGAGTCAATACCTTCTAGAGTCTTGTTGCTTGCGTACCCTCTTACTAGGTGTCCGTCTTTAACTGTAAGATAATCCCATAAATCTTTTAGATCTTCTTTATTAACATAAGCACCTTGGTTTAATCTTATCCAAACTCTATATGCATTTACCATTCTCTTCGGTAAGAGTTCTTGTTGCTTTGCATCAAACCTTAAATTTAAATCATACATATGATCTTTTAATGCAGTCAACATCTTATTCGTTCTAGTCAATACCATCCAGTTACCTGTAGAAAAATCTATGTCTTGGTATGGAATATCATTATATATTTTACCTTCAGCATCTCTTGGTTCCCATTTCTTTTCTAAACGTTGTGACATGTGAGGAAATATAGACTCAGCTAATTTATGTATTGTTCTAGGTACTCTTCTAGATTTTATCTGTGGATCTGTAACACCTTTTAAATTTATAAAGATATCAGGATCTGCACCTTGAAACGTGTAGATGGTTTGGTCATCGTCGCCAGCGATGTATGATCGTTTGCATTTAGATTCTATATAAAAAAACATTTCCCATTGTAATGGACTTAGATCTTGGGCTTCATCGAGGAAGACAGTATGAATTGGTGGACATTTGTCCTCCTCGACAAACTTGGAAATCATATCAGAATATTCAAACATACCTGTTTGTTCTTTGTATGTAATTAGATCTGCTTGGATTTGTTCGGTTAAATATATATCAGTGCTGTAATGTAGTTCTAATTGTAATGCAGCTTCATCTAAAGGTATTCTTTTATTCTTTGCATACTCAATAATTTTCATATGACTATTTTTATATTGAGGATAACCAGACTCATTGATGTAACTTTCAAAAGATAAGTCAGCACATATGTTTGAAAAATTTTTAAAACCTTTCCATTTATCTCCTTTCAATAAATGTGTTGATGTATTCAGTTGTAGTTCTCTGCTACCAAAAGCATGCATGGTGCTTACAATAACATTGTCATTTGTAATTCTTTTCTTAGCTTCATCTGCTGCAGCATTACTAAATGCAATGTAAGCGATCTTACTAGGATCTGTTTGCTTTAGTTCGTGTTCAAGATAATACATCAGTCTATGTGTTTTACCTGTGCCTGGAGGGCCTGGTATTATTGTTCTAAGCAAAAGGTGGCTCCTTCATCTTATCTTTTCTTACAATCGGTTTATTTACTTCTTGTTGTTTGACTACGTAATATCTAACGGTCTTGTTATTTATTTTACCTGCAATCTCTACTGCATTAAATTGATTCTCTAACATTCTAGCTGTTTTATTTCTTGGGTATTGTTTCTCTGGCCATGACTTAGTTCGTAATAAATATTTCCAGAAGTCTTTAAATTTAAAATTACTAACTCCATCTTCTGTGTAAGCTAGACCACGTAAGATGTCTTTCCAATCTTTACCTGGTATCTTTGTAGTATAATCTGTAAGTATTTCTTTTAGTTGTACATCAATCTTTGTAGACTCTGGAGCTTCGATCGGTATGGTTTCTTTTAGTAATTTGTTTATTGCCTTTCTCCATATGTGTTTGCCAATCGGTGGCATGGCTTGATTAATTTGTTCTAAACATTTTAGTGAGAACTTATCAGGTTCATGTAGTTCTGCTGATTCTACTTCAACTTGTTCATCACCTATGGTTACATAAAACAACGGTGGATCTGAATCATACTTTTGTATTTCTTTTATCTCTGCACCAGGAAGTTCATCATCACCTACACCATACTCTTGCAATACACATTTTTTAGAATTACAGAATGATGCAATAGGTTCGTCTTTACATTTGTATTGATAGTCTTTACCGTCTATGGATTTTATTAGTGTATCTATTTCTTTCTTATCTAACGGGGGTTTACAATACTCATCATTGTATTTGAATATTTTCATATCCCAGTCTGTATATCTTTTCTTACAATACACACCGAAGTTATAGATGGCATTGTTTCTTTGGCCATTGGGTATACCTTGTTTAGCAATCGCTATCAAACAAGGTGGTGCACCTTTTAATAAATCGTTTGATACTTTCTCTTCTTTAACTTTTAGTTTTGTTAATTGATCTTCTGTCAGTTTAACTTTATCATACACATCAAAAAATTCTTGTATCGTCATAGCTGAGCCATCATCTTTGACACCATAACGTGTTGTCATTTTTACATTGTGGTATGGAAGGTTTAAGAAACTACCTGTACCACCTTTATGCATGTCAACCTGGTTTTGTTTTGGAAATATCTCTGCTCTAGAATAACCCAATATGGCCGCCATATCTTTTAGTTTACTTCTAAACACAGCCGCTGGTGCAAACTCACCTGTAAATAAAAATACGTGTGCGCCACCAGATTTAGATCTACATACGGTTAATGGAAAATTATGTTTTTTTATTTTTAAAATTAAAGCTTTGTGATCAAAGCCATTGTACAAATCAATATCTATACAGGCCCATCTACATTTGTTTTGTTCGTTGATAGGTATGATACCTAATGCAGGATCTCTACCTTCAAGATGTTCTTCAAACATCTTTGTTGTCGGCGGTTGTTTAATAATAAAAGATTTAGTCTTGTGCTTACCTCTATCATCAAACTCATCTGTCTTTCTAGTTTGACCGTAGGCACTAAACGATCCGCCAAATATATCTATAAATTTATCTAATTCTGTCATGTCCACCAAAAAAATGGGCGGCATCGCTGCCGCCCAAAGAACTGTTAGCCTCTGTTAGCGAAGCTATTGTAGAACTTCTTAGCACGTTCATACATATTAGCATCTTCTAACATTCCAACTTTCTCGATATTAAAGCCATACCACTGATTACCTTTTCCTGTATTTAATACAGAAGATAATTTATAAATGTGACTGAATGATGGTGGAGTATAAGGACCATTCTTACCATCTAAACTAATAGACTTCATCATGGAGTTCCACTTTCTGCTAACTTTACCTTGAGATGAACTCATAGATATCATCGCAGTTTCAGATCCCTTATCACCTGAGATAATCACAAAGTGTTGTCCTACAGTTAATATGTAGTTACCATTTTGTAATCTGTCTTTACCATCAGGTCCTTTGGTAGTCTTTTCAAGAATGTCCGAAGAGTCAGGATAAATCATTTCAGGTCTACCTGAACCTGTTCCATAATCTGCCCACTCTTGGTATTCTAACTTATAGTAACATGGAATAGTATGTATTCCTTTATCACCATTGTATAACTGTTTCGTAACAGTATTTAAGAACATACCAGGTTCTGCACCTTCTACGTAATTTTGATTACGTTTCTGTGCTTCTGCTGATCCGTTCTGTAGTAGTTTTAAGATTGGTGGAGCCAGACTATCTGTCTTCACATTCTCAAAACCCATTTGCGCATCTGCTTCGAATAACGAAGCTGAAGGCAAGTTTTCTTTTTTAGTTGCTACTTGTTTCGCGTCACTCATTTCTAGTTTCTCCTTGTTATTTTAGTTTGGTTACCCTCAAACGGTTTAAATAGGTCTGCAGGAACGTCTTGTCCAGATTCAAGTCGCTCCCTGACCAGTGCTTTGAGTGTCATCGGGTTTACTCCAATCTTCTGGATAGGTTCAAACCCGTTGCCTCGTGCAAGTTCAGCATATGATGCTGCCTTGTTATCTTCGCCACGACCAAAGGTAACGGTAATATCATTTTTAATAATATCACCTAGACCGTTGTTACGAAGCCATGTAAAAGCTGCTTCCTGTTGATCTTTAGGAATAGATGCACCGTAGACTTTTTTGATTTCTACAGCCTCTCCATCTTTCAGCTTTAATTTTGTAATCTGCATTTCATCCATCATTGCTGGAATCTCAATGCTTGAAATTGCTCTTGCTTTTTCTTTAAGTTTTTTTAAAGACTCTTCTGCATTTGCAATCTCATCTTCAAAATCTTTTAGTTCTAATATTTTATCTGATAGTCTTTTAGCAGAATCTATCTGTTCAACAGATTGCATTCTATCATTTTCATAATCAATTTTTGTCATAACTTTCTCGCCTTTCTATATAAACGTTATTATTAATAAGTCAAGATTTATTTTTTATATAAATCAATCTCAACCGGATAATATCTTCTTTCTTGCTTATCCCACTTCAACAAATTAAACTTACCATTTGTTGTATCAGATACTATTGAACATGCTACGCCAATAATAGCTGGATCCCCAGTCAGTAATAAATAATCTTTAGACGTGTATTCTTTTAACTTACTTCTTAAAGTTGTTATTACATAATTAGGACTTAAAATAATTTGTGAATTTTCTGGAAGTAAAACTTTTAACTGTCCAAATTGGGTTGCACCAATAATATTTATTTTAGGCGCTCCTATTTTTGAACCAGGTACATCTTGAATAACATATACTATGCTGTTCTTATCTGTATATTTTAACTTTTCATAATCAGTCATAAATTACTTTCTTGACATTGTATAACACATAATATATATGCTTTCAATAGAAAGTAAAATAATAATATGCATTACAAATATAAAAGCAAGCCTTTTGCACACCAGAAAAAAGCCCTTGAAATGTCATGGGATAAAGAA